GATTTTGCCAAGACGCTTGCGGATTACCAACAATCCACTTTCCATCGCCCTCTCAAGAAGCTGATGGAGCTGATCATGCTAAGCCGCACTGGCCCGACGAATGGGCGCATGCCTGAATCGTGGCGCATTCATTTCAACGATTTGTTCGAGCTGAATGAACGAGAGAAAGCCGATGTGAGAGCCCGCGTGGCAGCCGTTGACGGACGCTACATCCAACTGGGAGTACTGAGTCCCAAGGAGGTGGCTGATGCCCGCTACGGCGGCTCTGAGTGGTCGATGGAACTCACCCTCGACCCGTCCGTCGTGCGGGAACTTCCCGCTCAAACTGGGGGTGGTTCCACTCAAGAAGGGGGTGGAACAATGAAAGTGCCTCCTGGCGGGCGCGACCCCATGAACGAGGAAAATGGCACTCTCCCCATGGATGGCAGCAGGGAAGTGGAAGATGCTGCTGGCCTCTATCTTCCTCGCGACCTTGAGCATCAGCGTGGTGACGTTACCTTCACCGACAAGGAGCTTCACAGTCGTGCAGTGTCGGCGGCTAAAAGCAAGTTCAAAGTGTGGCCGTCTGCCTATGCCAGCGGCTATGTCGTGCAACAGTACAAGCGTATGTACAAAGAAAAGCATGGATCAATGAGCGGAGCCTTCAAGAGCGATGGGCAAGAGCTTTACGCTGATGATCTTGATAAGTGGTTCAAAGAAAAGTGGGTGAGGATTGGGAGCAATGGTGAAATCATGGGACCATGCGGTGCTCGCGAGGAAAAAGAAGGCAAGCCTAAATGCCTGCCACAGGCCAAGGCGCAAGCTATGAGCAAGGAAGAGCGCAAAACTATTGTCGCTCGTAAACGCAAAGCCGATCCTGATCCAGAACGCAGAGGCCCTGCAAAGCTGGTCAGCAGCAAGGTTGATGCCATCGAACCCATGAGAGTGGAAGGCATGATCCTTGGCAACATTGACGAAGAGGCTTTCATCACGGAAGCCGACATTGACAAAGCCTTGAGCGAATGGAAAGAGGAAGCTCCTGCCAAGTTCAAGGAAATTCTGGAAGCCGACAATGCTGAATGATCTCAGCGCGTTTTCAGAAGCAGTGTTGTCCAGCAGGATGGACGCTGCATGGTCTTACGACCGTAATACTGGACGCTATCGAGATGAGCGCGGCAAATTCTTGAGCCAAGCTTCCGTGCAAAAGCTCGTTGATGGTCGCATTGATAAGCTAGAAGTTTCTCTCAAGCGCTTCACGCGCATGCTCAACGATGGATCCATCACCCTTGACCAGTGGCAAGGAAGCGTGCGCGAAGCCATCAAAGCCGCCCACATTCAAGCAGCAATTATTGGCCATGGAGGCAAAGCTGGTATGGGCAGCGCAGAATATGGTCGCGTGGGCCAAAGGCTTCGCTTGGAATATGATTTTCTTGCGAATTTTGCCTCCGATTTGCTTGGTGGTCGCATATCTGCTCCCATGGCTTTGGCTCGCATTGGCTTATACGCTCAAAGCGTTCGCGGCAGTTACTGGCTGGGAGCCGAAATCAGACAACAAGAGCAAGGCTATTCCTTAATGCGTCGCATCTTGGACGATCAAGCCAAGCATTGCGAAGATTGCTTGCGCTATGCCGCTCGCGGAACTGTCCCCATTGGAAGCGTGCCATTGCCAGGGCAACGTTGCGAATGCGGCGCTAGGTGCCGCTGTTCCGTGCGCTATTTCAGGCAGCAGCCGCAGGCAGTGCCAGTATAGTAGGGCAAAGCTAAAAGCTCATGAAAGTCCTTGTAGGAGACACTGGCTTGGTTGGCAGCGTGCTGCAGCAGTCCACCAACTTTGACGCCACCTTCAATTCCAGGAACATTCATGAGCTGCCCGAAATCGCCAATTTGCCAGGGCAAGTGGATGAACTGTATCTTGCTTGTCTGCCTGCCACGAAGTGGTTGGTTAATCAAGACCCGCTGAAAGATTTCAACAATATTCTCTCCATTGTTGATGTGTTGACGCGAGTATGGGCAACGAAAGTGATTCTCATTTCCACTATTGACATTTATCAGCCCGACGACTTAGGAGGCAACGAAAGCTGCTGGACTCATTTCGGACCATTGGGATACGGCACCAACAGGCTTTTGTTTGAAACGCTTGTTCAAGATACGCTTGCTTTTCAAACTTGCATTGTGCGGCTGCCAGCCGTATTCCATCCACTTATCAAAAAGAACATTCTGTTTGATTTGCTGAACAATCACAATGTCGATCAAATTAATGGCAATTCCGCTTATCAATGGTATCCACTGAAGCGTCTTTGGCAGGACATTCAGGAAGTGAAAGGCAATGAAACAATCAACTTATTTCCGCCTCCCATTGAAACCTTGGAAATCATTGATAAGTTCTTTCCCAATGCTGAAATTTCGTCGGGCGATCGCATTTCTTACGATTATCGCACCATGACCACGGAAAGTGGTTATTGGCTTTCCAGGGAAGAAGTGATGAGCGACATGGAGGCATTCATCAATGAAGCTCGGGGTTAGTGCAATTGGATGGGAAGCCGAGGATCATGCAGAAATTGTTTTGCATCTTCCTGATGGCATTGAGCTGCTAGAAGCCGTGCCCTTCAAAAGGCATAGCCGCTTTTCTGGCTATCTGCAGAAATATTCAGCGCAATCATTGTTCTATGGCATGGACATTGATGCGTTTTGGGACGAGCAAGCGCTTGATTCATGCTTGGCCAATTTAGTAGCGATGGCCCGCGAGTATGAATGGAGGCGAATGGTGCTTGGCAGTCCTGGTTTGCGCAAAGGCGACAGGCGCTATTTGATGGACGCACTAGCACGAGTGAATGATGCACTGGCCACCATTGATTGCATTGTTTGCGTTGAGCCAGTAGCCAAGCACTATGGAGGTGAATATTTTTTCACTGTCGAAGAAATTGTGCAAAGCCTTGCAGAATATTCACTGTCTCACACTGCCACGATGATCGACACCAACAGCGTGTGGCTAGAAGAACAATGGCCAGAAGACGTGCTTCTCCAATGCTTTCCCTATATCAAGCATGTGCATATTAGCGATCAAAACATTGGTCCCATTGTCTCTCAAGAAAAGCATGAACGTTTTGCAGAGGCGCTGCGCAATTCAGGCTACGAAGGGGCCGTTGTGCGAGAGCTGTTGAAAGCAAAGAACAACCCAGGCGAATATCATTACTTCGCCCACCTTTACAAGCCTTCAAGCACTTCACGCACCTTTTCTTCAATCAAATAGATGCCTTGAATTTTGCCTGTGTAGCAGGAAAGCAGATTGTCTTGCTGTTTGAATAGCGGAGCCCTGTAGGCGCTGGCATTGCTTCGTTTGCTCTTCATGGATAGCACAATGCTATGGCGAGAAAGGTGGTCCAAGAATTCTGGCCAATATGAGCGGGCATGAAGCTCCGCCTTGTTTCTCAGTTGTTCCAGCTTCTCCATGGAAGGTTCTTCTTCAATTGGCACCACTGAATCGGCAGCCACGCTATGCACAACGTGACTCAAAGACATGGTGTGATTGTGAAATGGATAGAAAGAAAATAGTGGTCCGTCAATGTAAGTGAGTGCTCCAAAGGGCAAAGGCTTTTGCACTTCGTAAAGGAACATTGCCACTGCTTCAAAATATTCACTGCTCGATGGCCTCAGCAGCGCATTGTTGGTGCAATCAATGACCAAGTGGAAGTCCTGCTTCAATTGCTTAATATCTTCTCTTTTGATTTGCTCTTGCCGAAACAAAGGGGCTAGTTGTTGAGAGAAAAAATGTTTGGCCTCGATGGGGGAAATATAGCGTTCTTGAGTGCGCCAAACCATTGAAGTGTTGCGAAGAAAGTCCGCCTTAATTTCTTCATACTGAAAAATCAATGGCGGAAAAATGCTCCTAATAGTTCCGGCATCTAGCAAGCTTTCATCTTCTGGCACGGCATACAAATTGTTTTTCACCTCATAAGTGACACTTCCATAATCGTGCATGAAGCGATCGAAAGTAAATCTGCACAATGAGCGTGTGGCTGCGTTCCTAGCGTAGTGGTAGCCAAGATGAAGGCGATTTTGGTTGATGAGCGAAGCGCCTTGAAATGGCTCGGGCTTGCGATCAAACAGTACGGTGTGATGCTCGTCCCTTAGCTGGTAGGCCAAATGACATCCCACCCAACCAGCTCCAATAATTGCGACGCGCATGCCACTATCCGCTTCTGCCATAGTCTAAAACGCTTGTAAGATGAGGCCAGCTCTGTTTTTCTTGTGGCAACCATCTTTTACTGCGGCGACGTTGGAGTGCAAACTGGCTTCGGGCGCGTCAGCGAGCATTTGATTCCAGCACTAGCCAAAGAGCATGATGTGCATGCCCTCGCGGTCAATTGGCACGGCGACCCCAATGAAATGCAGGATCATTGCAAAATGTACCCTGCTATGGCCTACGGCTCCGACCCGTTTGGCCAGCATCGCATTGGAGAACTAGTTCAAAAGATTAAGCCCGACTTGGTTTTCATTCTCAACGACATTTGGGTGGCGATCAACTTGTTCAATGCCATCAAGCCTTTCAAGGAGAGCATTGGCTTCAAGACTATTGTGTACACTCCCATTGACTCCTACGGTCTCTTCGCAGAGCTGTGCGAACCCATCAGTCATTGGGACAAGCTCATCACCTACACAGACTTCGCCAAAGAAGAGCTGCGCAAGATGGGTTATGACAAGCCTGTCGAAGTGGTGGGGCATGGCACGGACTTCACCAAGTTCTTCCCCATGGACAAAGAACAGTGCCGAAAGGAACTGGGCGTGCCGAATGATGTGTTCATTGTCTTCAATGGCAACAGAAATCAGCCGCGTAAACGCATCGACCTGACCATCAAGGGCTTCATCAAGTTTGCAAAGGACAAGCCAGATGCTCGCCTTTGGCTCAATATGGGCAAGAAAGACATGGGCTGGGATTTGGTGCCGCTGTTCAAGCGCGTCGCCAGAGACGAAGGCTACGACCCCACGGGCAAGCTCATTCTTACCAGCCCCGAATTTTCCACGCACAATTGTCTCCCCATTGAGCAACTCAACAAGGTGTATAACGCTTGCGACGTGGGCGTCAACACTTGCATTGGCGAGGGTTGGGGCTTGGTGAATACGGAGCACGCTGCCGCTGGCGTGGCACAACTCGTGCCTGACCATACAAGCCTGAAAGAAATCTTTAGCGAAGTGCCTCGCATTCGATGCCAAGGCTCGGAAACCGATAGGAACTACGGCCTTGAGCGTCCATTGCCTATGCCCGAAAGCCTGGCAGAGCTTTTGGAAGGCTATTACGAAAATCGTGACTTTCTAGCCACCGATGGCGAATGGTGCTATAAACGCATCCATAAAAAGCAATTCACCTGGCCCTTCATCCAGAAGAAGATGCTTGCCATCATTGAAGAAACGCTTGCTCAAAGTGCTTCTCCGCAGTTCAAAGGCTTCGGCATTCCCGCCAAAATTGCTTGACCCCCATGGAAATCTCGCAAATCTTCCTAAGCGACGCGGGGGATGACCTTTCGCCGTTTCTCCAATATGCCACTGGCACTGTTAAGGCTTCGTTTCCTTCTGCAAACCACACCATTTACACCAAAGAAACGCTGAGGCAATTCATTGCGGAAAATTACGACCCTGATGTGCTTTGGGCGTATGACTGTCTAAA